ACTGTAATTAGTGTACTGTAATTAGTGTACTGTAATTAGTGTATAACTTTTTAAGAAATCAAAAAGTGATTAGTTTGTTTGATTTTGACTCAAGTCAAAACATATAAATATAAAAAAATATAATATGAATACTAGAATACAATTAATTGGTGATGTTGTTGGATATTTAGATGTTTCTGAGGATGTTATTGTGCCAATGAATTTGAATGTTGGAGATATACGAGATGTGAGTAAAAGAACTGGTTCATATTCAAAAACAATTAAGTTAACCGGAACTAAAAACAACAATAATTTATTGAATGATTACTTTGATGTTAATGTTGTTGATGGTACTTTTAATATAAATAAAATTCAACAATGTATATTATTACAGAATAATATACCGATTCTTGATAACACATATTTACAATTAGTTTCTGTTAAGAAGTCTCAAAATGTAAATACTGAGGATGATTTTGTTGAATATGAGATTGTTATTAAAGATAATGTTGGTGATTTCTTTACTAAAATTAATAATTCAGAATTATCTGATATTGATTTATCTGTATTTAATCATACAATTACAGCGAGTGATATAATTTCATCCTTCAGTAATACTGTTGTTGATGGTTATAAATATTTATTACCTTGGAGCGCGGATAATAATTATAAGTTGAATGAGTGTAAACCTGCAATATATGCAAAACAATATTGGGATAAAATTCATGCTTCTGCTGGTTTTACTTATTTGTGGGATACTTTAACTGATGCGAATGTTTTATTTGATAAGTTATTAATTCCATTTAATGGGGATGAGAGTAAATTATCTGGAGAAATTTCAAATGCAAATAAAGTTGTTGTTGAAGAAACAAGTACACAAGTTATTAGTTCAGTTGGTGTTGATATTAATCCATTAATATCAAGAACCGGTGATGCAAGTATTCCAATATTATTTTCTGTTGAATTAGAAGACCCTAATAATGCTTTTAGTTTAATAAATTCAAGATATACATCCCCATTTTATGTTGCACCACCTAATTCTATTGATTTTAATTTTCAAATTGATTATGAAATTATTGTACAGAACAATAGTCCATTTTCAGTTAAAAGAAATCCAACAATTGTAGGAGGTATTATACAGGATGCAGGTTATCGTATTGGGTTAGGTGTAATTAATAATAATGCTCCGATATTTCAAAATGTAACATTTGATTTTGGTGATTCTTCTCATGTTAATACACAAGGTGTAAATTATATACCTGGTAATAATGTAATAAGAACAGCAACAACAAATACAACTATTTCAGTTAGTAATATTAATTTAAACAATCAACTAAGATTTAGTTGTAGTTTAGATGATATTAATAATAATTCTAATTGGTCACAAGCAATAGGTTTTCCGACTATACAACCTGATGTTACAATTATATTAAATATTTTGAGTGTTAAACTTTCAATTAAATTAAATGCAGAAAGTATTACATTTAATTCTGATGTTTTATTAAATTCATATATCCCAAAAAAAGTAAAACAATCTGATTTTATTAAAGGTATTATGAATATGTATAATCTTTTTGTAGAGGTTGATACAGATAACCCTAATAAGTTAATTTATAAACATCGTGATGATTTCTATGATTCTGGTGATTTAAAAGATTGGACTAGTAAATTAGCAAGAGATAAGGAACAGGATTTACAATTTTTACCTGAATTATCGGCGAAGAAATTAATATTAACTTATAAAGAGGATAAAGATTCAGTAAATGAAGTTTATACACAAGCAACAAATGAAATCTATGGTCAACAAGAAGTTATCTTTCAAAATAACTATGTAAAGGGTATTGATAAGAAAGAAATCTTATTTTCACCTACACCTGTTCAACCTACACCATTTGCAGCGGTATTACCTTTAATTTCTGGAAGTTCTCCTAAAACAAATATAAGAATTTTAATTGATAACGGAATAAAATCTTGTCAAACATTTACAATTGAGAATTATACAAATAATATTGTTTCAAGTGATTTATATCCTTTTATATCTCATTTAAACGAGGAATACAATCCAACATTTGATATTAATTTTGGTGTTTGTGATTTCTATTTCTATGATATAGTTAATTATACACAAAACAATTTGTATAATAACTTTTGGAGACGTACAATGGCACAACTTGATTCAGGACGTTTATTGACTGCATATTTCTTTTTAAATGAAAGTGATATAAGTTCATTGAAGTTGAATGATAAAATTAGAATTGATAACAGTTATTGGAATATAAATACTATAATTGATTACAACGCTAATGGTAGAAATTTAACAAAAGTTGAATTAATGAGTATTGATTCAGAATTGAAACTTCCTTCATTTGGTAAGAAATCAACAATTATTAAAAATGGTTTAACACCTGTTTTAACAGCAAGTATATATCCGACAGCTGTTATTCGTTCATTACAAGAGACTTTACAACAATTAAATATTGATAAAGCAATTAGAACATCTGTAAATAATTCAAATAAAAATGTAATTAATCTTGGTAATGGTAATATTATTGATGGTGACATTCGAGCAATAATACTTTCAGATAATATCCATGTTAAACAATCAGGAGTTTATGTTGGTGATTATTTATATACAGAAGATGGTAAAATAATTAATACAAAAGGTATCATAATTGATGGTGGTATAGATACAGTTATTAATCTTTATAAAACTAATGCACAAGATATTGTTGATGGTTGTAAAGATTCAGTTTTAACTATCGGTGGTATTTTTTCTAAACCTATTATTGATGGTGGTATAGATACAAACTTTTAATTTTAAAATATGATACTTTCGTTTTTACTCATATTCGTTCGTTTTTACTCATATTCGTTCGTTTTTACTCATATTCATTCGTTTTTACTCATATTCATTCGTTTTTACTCATATTCGTTTGAAAAACCCAGAGAATCTTTTGGGTTTCCCAAAAAATACTTTAGATAAAGTATAAAAAATATTAGTTTTCCCTTTTTTTATCGAGGTTTCAATAAAAAAACTAATAAAAAAATATAATATAATAAAACAATCATGGCAGCAGAACAATTTTCACGAATACTTTTAAAAAGAACTACAACACCTTTAGAAACACCAACTGTTCCTGCAGTTGATGATATAAATACATTCATAACAACAGATATATTTGAAGGTGAACTATATTATAATATACCTGATGGAATTCTTTATACTCGTTCAGGTGTAAGTATTGTACAATTAACCGGATTAGCTTGTTGTAATTTATCTGATACATTATCTGCAGGGAATAATACAAGTGGTAATAATATTGTAATTACGTCTGGTGATTTAATTACATCTGCAACAGGTAAATCCTTTTTAGCATTGAACCCTGTTAATAATGTTATTGGTTCTTTAGATGGTGTTATAGGAGATGCACGTATAACATTAGATTACTCTTCAGGTATCGATTCTTATTATAAATTAAATAGTTCTACTGATACATCATCATTACTTTTAAATGATGGTATTGCAGAAATTAAAGTAACTGATACTATAAATAAAAGTGCAGGACTTAATGTCACAGATAATTTAACAGTTGATTTATATGCTACAGATAACGCAACTTTATCTGGTGCAAGTTTTGTACGTGTTGATAATACAAGTATTATTTTAACAAAAGATTCAACATCAACAAGTAATGTAAGTAAAATTGAATTAACAAATACTAAAATATTATTCTCTGGACAATCTGGAAATCGTATTAATATAAATTCAAATATATTACCATCATTTAATGATGATACTGCTGCTGGTGTTGGTGGTTTAATTGCAGGTGATTTATATCAAACAACAGGTTCAGGTGCAGCTCCATTAAATGCAGCTGGAATGATACTAGTTAAACAATAAAAATAAAAATATAAAACATGGCTGATTTAATCAATAATAATAGTTTAGGAACTCTTAATTCACAGTTAAGACAACTAAAAGAAAATCTTGCCAGTGCAACTGACCCAAAGTCAATTGAAGTTTTAACTAAAAAAGCAGCGGAATTATCGGATAAAATTGCTGATACAAATGAACAAATTAAGATATTTTCATCTGGTTCTAAATTTGAACAGGCAAGTAATGCTTTATCTGGCGTAAAAGATGCCTTTTTTGCTTTAGATTTTGAGAAATTATCAGATAGAGCTAAAGCTTTTGCTAATATTTCAAAGGGTATTACATTTACAGAAGCAATTTCAGGTTTTAAAAACTTAAGTTCAGGTTTAATTTCATTAGGCCGAGCACTATTAACTAATCCTATTTTCTTATTAGGCGCTGTTATTGTTGCCGTTGTTGTTGGTATTGGTACATTATTAAATTCATTAGGGTTATTACAACCTTTACTTGATGGTATCAAAGCAGTAATTGGTTTTATTGTTGATGGATTTAATGCTTTAACTGATTGGTTAGGATTTACAAGTAATGCAGCACAAGCTAGTTATGATAGTGTTAAACAATCTGAAGAAGGTATTCGTTCTGAATTAGAAAAATCAAATAAAACACGTGAAAGTTTAACTTCATCAATCAAAGGTTTAAATGCTGAACAAATAAAATCAATTGAAGAACGTACAGGTGTTGAAATCTCAAGTATTGATACAAGTTTATCAGCAAAACTTGTATCACAAAATCAATTACGCGATTCATATAAAAGAGAAATTGATGAATTAGAAAAACTACAACTTAAAAAAGGTAAACTTTCAGATGATGAACAAAAATCTTTAGATGAATTAAAAGATAAATATCAAGAAACAAGTTTAGGTATTGTTAAAATTGAATCAGATAGAATCAATCAATTAATTTCATTAGAGGAAAAAGTTGCAAGTAAAAGATTAGAAATTCTTGGTACACAAGAAGAAAAGATTAAAGCAAAACGTCGTGAAGCTAATGATAGTGTATTACAGGAAAATTCAGAATTTAGAAGTCAATTAACTAAAGCAAGATTTAAAGGTGATGAAGATGAAATTAAAAGATTAGAAGCTGCATTGGTTGCAAATCGTAAGTTAATTGAATTGAATAATACTGAAAGTTTCATATCAGAAAGAGCTTTAAGAGAATCAAATTATAAAAAATCTTTAGATGTAGCTAAAAAGTTCGCAGATCAACAATTGAAATCTTTAAAAATCTTTCAACAAATTCAATTAAATAATTTAATTGAAAATTCTGTTGAAAGATTTAGTAAAGAGCAAGAATTTCTAAATCAAAGTATTGATGCTTATAAAAAATACCAAAAAGCATTAGGATTAACTGATGATGAAATTATATTAAAATCTCAAGAAACTACTAAAGCAATTGAAGTTTTAGATTCTAAAATAACTGAAGTTTATCGTAAAGGTGTTAGTACATTTTCAGATTTAAGTATTTCATTACAAGATTTAAACGATAAATCAGCATTGGGATTTGAAAATTCATTAACTGAATTTAGTAAACGTGCAAGTGAACAAGCAGATTTATCGTTTACAAATATAACTAAAGTTAAAGATAGTTTAGCATTCACTGATGAAGAAAAAGCAAAAATACAAGCAGGTTTTGATATAACAAAATCTGGTATTGAAACTATTGTAGGTTTATCTGATTTATATTTCACTATTCGTAAAAATAATTTAGAAAAAGGTTCTGCAGCTGAAGAAAAAGCAGCAAAACAAGAATTTGAAACTCGTAAAAAAATTAGTATTGCTTCAACTTTAGTATCTGGTATTCAAGGTGTTGTTTCTATTTTAAGTGCAACTTCAATTATACCTGAACCTTTTGCTTCAATTTATAAAGGTGTTCAAATTGCTGCATTATCAGCAACAACTGCTGCATCAATTGCTAAAATCAGTTCAAGTCAATTTGGTTCAACATCAGGTGGCGGTTCAGTTTCAACAGGTTCAACTTCAACACCTTCACTTTCAACTGGTGGTACTTCAACACCTTCATTCAATCTTTTTGGACAAGGTAATAATCAAAACTCTGTAAATGCAACAACGGAAACTGAAACAGGTAATGATGATAATCAATTAAGAATTGTTGCAGTTGTTTCGGAAACTGATGTAACTAATACACAATTAAGAGTTAATCGTATGCGAGATTCTGCAGAACTTTAACAGTTATTCAATTAGATAATTATATAAAATAGTATAAAACCATATAGAAATAAGAATTAAGAATAGAATTCTACAGCCAAAAAAAGTAGAATTATATAGAAAATTAAATAAAACTTTTGGCTGTAGAATTCTCCTTAACTGTATTATTATCAACAGGTTATATGAAATTCCTAATTTTTGAAATGAGTAATTTCAGTTCATTTCAAAAATGATAAAAATGAATAAAATAAAATAATATGAATATAAATTATATAAAACTATTACAAGTTATCGAGAGTTTTTCAGATTCTCATTTACAAGTTAGTAGGTTTAAATCTGATTTTCTTGAACAATTACCAAATTTTGGGACAGAAGCAAATTCATTTCCGATATTATATGTTACACCTGATAGAAGTGTTTTTAATAATGATCGATTTGCAGATTTGAACACATTTACAATAAATGTTTATTGTTTAGATATTATTGAAAAAGACCGTGATAATATTAATACAATATTGAACAACACAAGTTTGATATTGAATGATTTACATAAATTCTTTAAGGATTTAACAATTCCAGGAATTGAATTAGTGAGTTCATCTGCGATAAATCCTATAAATAATTATACGATGGATTATGCTGCAGGTTGGTTTATGTCTTTAACTTTGGAACTTGAAACATATTCAGTATGTGATATTCCATTTTCAACACCACCAATTGTTTCATCTTGTGATTGTGATATAACTTATAACCCATATATTGGTCCTACAGGGCCAACAGGTCCAACAGGAATACAAGGTCCAACAGGTCCAACAGGAATACAAGGTCCAACAGGAATACAAGGTCCAACAGGTCCAACAGGAATACAAGGTCCTACAGGTCCAGTTGGTCCAAATTTATTAAAGTTTTATCCACCAGGTTCACAACAAGTGTTTAATGGCGAAACAGTGCCACGCTCAACGGGTGGTGTTACAATGACTGGTAATAGAATATACTATATACCAATGAAATTAGAAACAGAGGCAACTTTTAGTTCTATATACGTTAGGACGGGTGGTATTACGGGTGTTGGTAGTTTCGTTGTAGGAATATACGATATTAACTCAACGTATACAGGAGATTTATTATTTCAAACAATAGTAGGAAATGCTTCTTTACCAGGACAAACACTTGGTAATAGTAACTTCACATTACAAGCAGGATATTATTTACTTACGTGGCATGCAGATGTAACATACAGTTTACAAGCAAGAGAGAGTGGATTAGCGTTGTTTGGTAACAGTTTTCTAAATACATACTACAGATATGTTTATAAACCGTTAACTTATAGTGCAACCTTACCTCCTACAATGTCTTTAAGTGGTATAAGTTACATTGTAGCAGGTAATACACCGAGTGTTGCTTTTAATTTAATATAAAAAAATAAATAATTATTTGAATGTTTAGTTCTATATTAACTTCATTGATGAAACAAACAATATCTGATTTAGGATTGTATAACACTGGAAACTTATACAATTCCATATCAGTTTCCTATGTTATACAGAATAATACTTTGCTGATTGATGTTTCGGCGGTAGATTATATTGTATATTTGAAAGATGAATATAGTATGAGTAATAGATTTTCATTACAATCAGGATTTGAACAGGAAGTAGAAAGAATATTTACAGATGTAATATTATCAAATATAAATGAAAGTTTAACCACAGGTAGAGAATTTAGATTTAATCCTGAAATATTTGTTCGATATAATGGAAAATAATTATTTAAAAGTACACATATTTATAATTATTCGTTTAGATATTTTATAAGAAAAACTTGGAATTCTTTAATTATTATATTATTTTTATTTTTTTTAAAACCTGAGACGAACATCTCAGGTTTTTTTATGTGAACTTGGTAGTAAAAAAACTGTAGTTTGTAGAATATTTTGTACCAAAAAAACTGTAATTATATAGAAATTAATACAAAACTTTTGGTACAAGATTTCTCCTTAACTCTATTATTACCAATAGGTTATATGAAATTATGAATTTTTGAAATGAGTAATTTCAGTTCATTTCAAAAATGAGTAAAATAAAATAAAATTAGTGGAAAAATTGGTAGTAAAAAAACTGTAATTATATAGAAATTAATACAAAACTTTTACTACCTTTTTTCTCCTTAACTCTATTATTACCAATAGGTTATATGAAATTATGAATTTTTGAAATGAGTAATTTCAGTTCATTTCAAAAATGAGTAAAATAAAATAATATGAATATAAATTATATAAAACTATAAAACTATCATTAACTATTTAGATATTATAATAAAAAAACATTAAGATGAAAAAACAATATTATATTGAAGTGAATGGACAATGGTTACCTAGTACTTATGTTGCTGCAGCTATTATAGGTATTAAAAGAGTTACATTACAAAAAAGGATTGAAAAGAATCCAAATTACGAAGCAGAAATAAATGGTTATAAAGTTCATATAAAGTTGTTTAATTTAGAGGAGGTAAAGTTATCAATAAACACTGTTATATGAATATAGATGAGATTCTAAAGGACACTGAATATATTATTGTATAAATACTTATTATATTGAATATCCTTCACGAGAGGGTGTTTTATTTGTAAAAAATATTTAATAAAAATACATTAAAACAGTAACTATCCGTTTAGATAATATAACAACAAGTAATTGAGTTGTTATAAAAAAAATAAGAATGGATAATTTACAAGAAATGTTTGAATATGAATATTATAAAAAAGAATTATTGAAAGAGAAAAAACAAAAAGTTGAAGATGAAGATTATGAAGAGGATTATGAAGCGTATTATAACGATATTGATACTATTATTGATTTTGATAATATGTTCTGGTAATATATAAAAAAGACGTTCAATTGATTTTGAACGTCTTTTATATTTTAAACACCTAATGATTTTTTCATACTTAGAGTATTGAATACCATGATTAATTTTGAATTGAATATTTCATCAAATTTAGTTATATCATGATTAGAAAGTTCCCAAATTAAACCTTCCCAGCTCCATTTTTGTTTAACTTGATTTTCTTTATTTTTTATTTTAGAATCAATTAATTCTCTACCTTTTAATTCACTATCTATGTCCTCTATATCATCGTCTTCATAGTTTTCTTGTTCAAACAATAGTTTATATGATTCCATGAAATTAGTCCTAAAATTAATGTATTCTGTGAGTATTGAATATATTAAATTAATACTTAAATTATTAAATATTGAACTTCTTTGTTGAATATTATATTCATAAGGTTCAAATATAATATTATTCCATTCATCTGGTTTAGTTTTTCGATATAATATTGAACAAATGATATGAAGATTTTTAATTGGTTCTTGAATATAATGTTCAATATCAATAAATTCACCAAGTGTAATTTTATTAAAAGGTTTTAATTCTAATTTAAAACAGGATTGTATTGTTTGAATCGGTTTTGGGAAATTCATATTTTTTAACCAACCAATAGAATCCATTATTATACAAAGTTCATCAATATCGAGTTCATCAAATAATGTATCATCTGAACTAGTGTCTAATAATATTGCAATTTGTTCTAAAAAGAATTCAGTATTTGATAATTCTACATCTTCTTCAAGTTCTTTCAATTCTTGATATGTACTTAAACTAATATCATTCCAATTTTTAGGTAATAAATTAAGTATTTCTACCATATTTTATTCATTTTCTTAGTTATTTTATCAGTTATATACACAACATAAGGTAAATATTTACCAGCATTTAATTGTTTAAATAATTCTGCTTTTTCTTCAATATGTTTAATATCAATTGAACGTCCATGTAATTCACCAACTTCTAAAAAAATAACACCTAACATTTTACCAAAAGTATTAATACCGTTTTTTGTTACTTTTTCAATTAAACCTAATTGTCTTGCAGTAAGTTTAAATTCTTTTACTGTATGAGATACATAGGTTCTATCCCCTATTTTAAAACTTTTAATTTTCTTTTTCTTAACCGGTGTATCAACATTTAAAGCTTTTACAAATTTAAACAAATCATCTTCTGTTAATTCATCTAGGAATTCTTCTGTTGCTCCTAATATTTTTAATATTGATAAATACTTATCAATAAAGTTATGATTAGTTTGATCTGAAAAAATAAAAGAAATTTGTTCAAATTCCCATACATTCATTTCGTTTACACTTGTTTTAAATTCTAAATCGTTAATTTTTAACATTTTGTTTATTTTTTTATTATTTAATGGTATTATTTTTGTAAAAAGTCCATATTATATATAATATTTATAGTATATCTAATTGAATACTACATAAATTTGTACTTTATTCGATTAGATAACTTATAAAAATATAAAAAAAGTGTGTATGGATTCATATAAAATTACAATTGATCCTGAATACGCTTCAGATGAGCAAGAATTGGGAATTGATCAAATTGCTTTTACAAGTAACCCAGCAATAAAAGTTAAAGGATTAGCGTTTAATTCACAAACAAAACCTTTAAGTTTTAGTGATAAAGTTAAAATGAGAATTGCTGCACCAGCATTGATTCCAATGGATATTTATCGCTACGATGAGCAAGGTGAATATTATGTTACATTTACTCAAGATGAAATTGAAAAAATCCATGTAAAGTTTATGGGTTCTTTAAATAATAAAGATAAATTTAATCTTGAACATACTGAAACAGATATTGCTCCGGCTTTTTTGTTAGAATGTTGGCTAGTTGGTAAAAAAAATCTAGAAGACCGTTCTTATTCTGAATTTGGTATTGAAGTTCCTGAAGGTACAATGTTTATTGTTGCTCAAGTTACAAATAAAGAATATTTTAATTCATTAGTAGGAAAAGGTCAAGTAGGATTTTCAATTGAAGGTTTTTTAGGTCTTAAATTATCAGAAATTGATAATATTAATAAACAAAAAAAGGAAACTAATATGCAAGAATTATTTTTACCAGATGGTGAATATGTTGTAGACGGTAAAACGTATATTGTTAAGGATGGTAAAGTTACTGAAATCGTTGATATTGTTAAAGATGAAGTACCTGAAACAGAATTACAAGATGCAGTACCTGAAACAGAATTACAAGATGAAGTTATTGTTACAGTTGATGAAACTAAAATTTTAGAAATTGTAGAACCTAAATTAGATGAAATTTATCAAATAATTGCTGATTTAAAAGCAGTTTTAGATAATAAAGTCGATATTAAAGAAGAAAAAGTAATTGAAGAAGTTGTAATGAATATTCATTCAAAATTCAAATCAGTTACAGAATTTTTAAGTAAATAAATAAAAAATATAAACAATGAGAAAATTACGTTTTGACTTAGATGTAAAATCAGATGCTTTACTTTGTCCAAATCCAACAGAATTTTATTCTAAATGTTACATCAGTGAAGATATTGCAAATAACTTTCGCACAATTCCAGGTGTAAAAACTTCTACAAAGATTGCAAATGTATTATTTGATAATCTTTTAAAAGCAGAAACTTGTAGTTTCACTGCAAGTGCTGAACCTTTAAATGCTATTACTTTAGATGTATGTGGTTTATCTGCAATGGCTGAAATTTGTCGTTTTGATATTGAAAGTTCATTCATTTCTTTACAAATGGTAAAAGGTGCAAATGCTTCTTTTGAAGTTGCAGAATTTATGTCTTACTACTGGGACGAAATGTCTAAAGAAATTGCTGATGAAATCGCATCTCTAAGATGGAAGGGAGATACAGGTGGTGGAACTTCTACATATCTTGATCTTTGTGATGGTTATGAGATAAAACTATTAGCAGATACTTCTGTTGTTGATGTTACTCTTCCGGTTGCTATTACTTCAGGTAATGTTATTGATGAAATGGGTAGAACTTATGCTTTGTTAGTTGCTGCTTGTAAATTTAAGAAAAAAGATTTACGTTTTTACGTATCAGCTAATGTTGCTGCTGCATATCAATTAGCTGTTGCTTCTGGTAACACAATTGCTTTTGTAACACAAGAATTAGGTATGACTTATTTAGGTATTCCTATCGTAATTCAAGAAGGTATGTCTAATGACACAATGGTTTTGACTATGAAATCAAATATGCTTTATGTATTTGATGGTGAAAACGATAGTAAAGCATTGAAAGCTATTAACTTAGAAGATACAGTTGCAGAACCTCTTTTAAGAACAAGAGCAAACTTGAAAGTTGGTTTTTACTTTGTAAATCCAGATGAGATTGTATTCTATCAAGCATAGATAAAAGATAATAAATAAGGGAATCTGAAATATGGTTCCCTTTTAATAAAAATATAAAAATATGGCTTGTACTACATTAACACAAATTTTAAAAACATGTGATAATAATATTGGTGGTATCGAAACTATATGGTTGTGGGATATGGAAGATAAACTTTCAACAGCATCAACATTTGATGCTGCGACATGGTCATGGACTACTTATGATATTACAGCGTTAGGTGGAACTGCACCGATTCAATATCAGTTCATACGTAATAGTTCTAATTTTACAGAAGATGGTAATATAGATTTAGCAAATGGCTCTAGTTTTAATACATTAACCGTTAATTTGATTATTGCAAGACGTGAAGCTGCAAAATCTAAATCAATTAAGATTTTAGGTGAAGGTCAACGTTACCTTGGTGCGTTAATTCTTGATAACAATGGTTTATATTGGTTAGTTGAGAATTTACAATTAAGCGCAACTGGTGATGGTTCAGGAACAGCGAAAGGTGATGGTTCTAAATATTCATTAACATTGATTGCTGAAAACTCTAATTTAGTTGGTGTCGTTGATACTGCAGATGCAATATTACTTACAACTTTAGGTGTGTATACTTAAAATATAAACTGAAAGGATTTTAAACCCCAATAAAAATATAAGGGTGGTGGTATACTATCACCACCCTTTTTTAATTATACATTATGATATACATAGAAAAAAATACAACTAATCAAATTGCTTTAGAATTATCTTGTTTAATTCCAAGTACTTATATTTATTTTTTATTTGAATTCATATTTGATTCAAATCCAAATAAAGAAGTTAGGTATTTTACAACAAATGATATAAGTTTAGCAACTTGTCGATTTAATTTATTTGAAATTATTGAATCAAATTTAGGTTCAACAACAACTAATAATATAAATCCAATACAATTAGAACCAGGACAATATAAATATAAAATATATGCAGGGGAATTACCTGTTGATTATCTTGATTTGACACCATATCTTTCAACTGAACCTATTTCAATTGGTAAAATGGTAGTAGAAGGAGATAATGTGTTAATTGTACCTGTATATGATTCTCAGAATGTAGATAATACATCACCGAGTGTTTATAGGTAATTAACACTAGGTAATAAACACTAGGTAATAAACACTAGGTAATAAACACTAGGTAATAAATAAAATATAAAAATATGAAATTCTTTGGATTTAATATCGGAGGTTCAAAACAACCTAAATCAATGGTACAAGATATTCCGGTTTCATCTAGTTTACCTTTTGCGTTTTCAACACCTTTTATGAAAATAGGTAATGGTAATCTTTCATTACCAAGAGTTGATAAATATTATACACAAAATAATATTGTTAGATTTGGTGCGGATAATTTATATCCACAACTATTAAATCAAATGTATTATACATCTGCTTTACACGGTTCAATTATTGATTATATTACAAATTCAATAATAGGCGGTGGATATTGTTGGAATGATGATAAAATAAAACCTGATAAGAAAATTGAATTACTTACTTTTGAAAAAGTTAATAAATTCAATAAATTAGCAAGACTTTTAACACGTGATTATGTTATTCATAGACGCGTTTGTGTAAAAGTAACAAAAAAAGAAGGAAAAGTTGTAAAATTTATAAGATTTGACCCTTCTACAATTCGTAATCAAGTAAAGCTTGATACTTATATTTATTCACCTGATTGGTCTAGAGGATTATATGATATGGAAATTTATACTAAATACGATCCACAAACAGAACAGACAGAATGTATTTATATTTATCAAGATAATACACCAGGTCAGGATATTTATCCTATTCCAAACTATAACTCAATATTGAATTGGTGTTTCTTAGACGGTGAATTTTCGTTTTTCCATAAATCAAATATACAAAACGGTGTATTTCCAACAATTGCAATTAGAAGACCAAAAGAATTTAATTCAATTGATGAAGTTGTTAAATTTAAAGAAGAAATATCATCTAAAACAGGTGCTGATAATGCAGGTAGAGTATTAGTATTAACAGGTAATGGCATGGATGATGTACCGGAAATTATACAACTTTCAGCAAATAACAACGATACATTATTTGAATCAACAGCAAAAGAACTAAAAGATCAAATTTGTTTTGCTTGGTCAGTAAATCCTGCTTTAATGGGTGTTAAAGTTGCAGGTTCTTTAGGAAATTCAGAAGAAATTAGATTTTCTCATGTAATATTTGAAAAAAATGTTGTATTACCTTTTCGTCAAATCATAGAAGAAATACTAAATGATATTATTGATATTGCTAAAATACCAAATAATATAACAATTAATAATTTTCAAATTATTGATGATGAAATAGTTGATAAAACAATATAAAAAAATAAATAATGATATACTTTGTAACAACTTCTTTATTAACTGATACTGTACCTATTTCAGGGAATGTAGATGTTAATGATTATTTACCTTTAATTAAATATTCTGCTGACTCTTATGTTCGTAATTATCTTGGTACTTATTTTTATACAGAACTTTTAACTAAATATAATAATCAAACATTAAACGCTGATGAAATAACTTTAGTTGAATTGTATATTCAATCAAGTGTTGCTTGGAGAACTTTAGCTGAATCTGTACTTTCAGTTTCATTTCAGTTAAAAAATAAAGGTCTTCAAACACAAAACGGGGATTTTTCAACTTCTCCTGATTTTAAGACAATTGCATTTATATCTCATCAATATAAAGATAAAGCAGATTTTTATGATAATAGATTAAGAGTATATTTAACTGATAATAAAGATTTATACCCTGAATTTATATCAAATTTGAACACAGATTCAATATTAAAACCTTTTGATTGTGATTATGATAATACTAGTTTTCAATCAGGTATAATATTCATATAAAATAAAAAATACACACTATGGACTTAAATAAATGGAGAAACTATTTCAAGAATTTAGACTTGAATACATTTTTAGCAAGTGTAATATCAACAATGGGAGCAATAACAACAGAAGATATAACTCAAATACTTTATGTACTATGTGCAATTGCTGCTCAAATATTCGCAATGAAACTTTCTGCAAGTCGTGAGAAAATTACACGAGATGGTATGAATATTGAAAACGAAATTAAAAAAGAATCATTATTACTTGCTAAAGAGGAAAGACGTTCATTAATTATTAAAAATGATGAACAAAGTAAATCAAAAAAAGATATTTAATTATATTTATCTTCTAGTCTTATTATTAATACTTTTTAAACTAGTTGTGTCTACTTATAGTAAGTTCTGATATTCAGAACTTACTTTTATTCTTTTAATAATAATCAAAAAACTTTATGGAAAACAATATAACAACTTTTATTCTTTGTTTAATATTCTTCGTTGGTATCAATATTAAACATAATTTAAACAAAAAAACTATTAAAGATAAAGACTCACTAATATTATCATATTCTCACCATAATCAACCTTTAGAGGGCATTAATACAACTTATAATATACTTATATCAGATTCAATTAAAAACCTATTTAGAGAGGATATTTTAAAATAATTAAAGTTTAGAATTTCTATTTAGACTCATTCTAAATAAAGTTTTAAACTTTAGAATTTGGAATTTGAAAAACCCTATAGAAATAAGAATTAAGAATGGAATTCTACAGCCAAAAAAACTGTAGTTATATAGAAATTAATACAAAACTTTTGGCTGTAGAATTCTCCTTAACTGTATTATTATCAACAGGTTATATGAAATTCCTAAATTTTGAAATGAGTAATTTCAGTTCATTTCAAATCATCGAAAAGTTTAAAAAAAACTATAATTAATTACTAAAAATACATAAGTTTATTCATTATTCTTTTAGATAATATAAGAACGAAACCATGGTAAGGGATTTAATTTCTTTCTGGAAACATAGCTCAATGGTAGAGCGGTCGAATACACTTTGGCGGTGAGGTGCTGCAGAGCTGATAACTCTGTGAGAAGTGCATCCATTTAATAGCTTATCACGATTAAAGTGTGGGTTCGAATCCCACTGTTTCCACTAACAACCCTGAAGTTACATTGGCACTTTCCAAGTGTTAGGTAGTTATTTAGACTCATTCTAAATAAGAATTAAGAATAGAATTCTACAACCAAAAAATGTCTATTTAGTTTTAGTTTGTTGAATATTTTGATTCAAAAAAACTGTAATTATATAGAAATTAATACAGTTTTTTTGAATCAAAATTTCTCCTTAACTGTATTATAATCAACAACTTACAGGAAATTATGAATTTTTGAAATGAGTAATTTCAATTCATTTCAATTTATCAAAAAGTTTTAAAAAACAGTAATTAATTACTAAAAATACAGTAGTTTATTCATTATTATTTTAGATAATATAACAACAAAAACAAGAGGTTGTTAAAAAAAAAAATAAAAATGTCTAAAAAAAATAAAAAAGAAAGAAATTTTATAATTTCAGTTGATGGTAATCCTGTTCCAAATATTGTGTTGTTAAGTAAAATTATAAATAAACCTGCTCCAACTTTATATGGTAAATTAAATAAAGATAATCAAATTGATGAAGAAATTAATGGTTTTCAAGTAAAAGTAACTGTTTGGGATATATAGTTATTTAGACTCATTCTAAATAAGATTTAAGAATGGAATTCTACAACCAAAAAATGTCTATTTAGTTTTAGTTTGTTGAATATTTTGATTCAAAAAAACTGTAGTTATATAGAAATTAATACAAAACTTTTGAATCAAAAATTCTCCTTAACTGTATTATTACCAATAGGTTATAGGCTTTTATGAAAATAAAAGTGAACAAAAATTATGAATTTTTGAATCAAAAAATTAATTTAAAATAAATAAACAATTATCTATAAAACAACACTAGATTATTCATTATTATTTTAGATAATATAACAAACAAAACAAGTTGTTTGCTAAAAAAAAATATAAAATGAAAAAACCTCAAGTCCACAAGATATATAATATATCATTAAACGGTGAATTAATACCAAATATTAATATATTATCAAGAAAAATTGGAATACCTGCACAAACTTTGTATTCAAAATTAAGAAATCATAATTATATTATTGATGAAACTCTTAATGGTTTTGTAGTTAAAGTTACTGTATATGTAGAATAGTTATTTATAATCATTCTAAATTAGAATTATTTTCACAATATATGAAAATAATTCTAATTTTTTACCTAAAAACAATAATTAACTATTAGATATTATAACAAACAAAAGAAGTTGTTTGAATAATAAAACAAAAAATGAATATTAAAGATTTACAATTCGCGTATCAAATTAAAGGTGTTAAGGAACAAAGTTCTTTAAATGAAAAGATTAATGTTGAAGGATTAATTGAAATTATTAAAGGAAAAAAACCTAATAATTTCAATTTAATTTCAGGAATTATGATTAAAGGATTAAATATTGATAATGAAAACGTTAGTGTACTTAAAGAAAGGATTTCTAAATATAAAACAAGTTTACCAAGTGTGTTACTTTCAGGATATGAACAATTTGGTCATAGTAATGATGGTATTGAATATAACGGTTGTGTACAAATTGATTTTGATATTAAAGAAAAAGGTGGTGATGTAAAAGCTAAACTATTTAAAGATGTTATATCTCAAGATAAACACGTTATATTTGCAACTATATCTCCTTCCGGTTTTGGTGTTAAGGCTTTAGTTGCAACGAATAATGTTGATAAAAAATTACATAAAAAAGTAAGTGAACAAATTGTTGAATATTTTGATAAAACATATTTTAAATGTGAAGATAAAGAAAAATATAATAGTTGCTTCGATCATATTGCTGTAGGTTCTGCTTGTTTTTTACCTTATGATGAAAATCTTTATATTAATTTAGATGCAGAAATATTTAAAGTTAATTTTGCTTCTATTTATAATAATGTTGATGCGTCAATTAACAAATATGATAAAAATAGTTTTAATTTATCTTCTACATTGGAAATTCAAATTGCTTGTAAAATTTCTTTAAAAACTGCTCAAAAAAGATATGAACATACAATGAAATATGAAAACCATTTATCTCATA